CACATACCTACTCTATACGCAGCAAACCAAGCTTCTTCATGCCACTTTCCAACTTCAAATCTCTTTTTATACCATTTCTTTGAATTTTCAAAATCACCTGATTCAAAGTATGTTTGGGCTAAGTAAAACATATATCGTTCATTGTCTGGCTCATCTTTCAATCCCTGAATAAAAGCATCAATATCCTTTTTTAACTTATCACCCGTTTTATTACGAGCTCCTAATCTACGACTTTCCATCCAAAACTCAGGAGGAAGTTTAATCATTTTACAATCAGATTTATTGTTGGTTGGGTATTCGTGTAATACACCTTTATACATCCACCCATCGTTTGCTTTAAAAATTTGTCCTCTATCATAATTCAACTTTCCTTGATGGATTTCAATTGTTGCTCCATTTGGCTGTTCTTTTTCAAGAATTTGATGTAATAATTCTCGCCCATTTTTAGGAAAAGTCATTAAATCATCTGCATCAATAACTAAAATATAATCCATCTTTCCGTCACATAAAGCTAAGGCTTGAGATCTATTATGTCCAAAATCTTTCCAAGGACGTTCATGAACTTCACCTTCAATCCCCTTTTCAGTGTAAAAATTTTTAATTACTTCAATTGTATTATCAGTTGAACCCGTATCGACTATACAATATGTATCAATTAATGGAAGAGTACAACCTAATGATTCGTGTATGATATGAGACTCATTTTTGACTATCATACATAGTCCAATTTTTACCATTTTAATTAATTCATTCTCATAGTGTTAAAGTAGTCTTCTCTTTCGGATGCTCTGGAAACGTTCCGTTATTACGATGAGTCTCTACTTCGTTCCACACAGATTGTAAACTTTCAATATTATCAGACAACCATGTTTGATTCTTTTCTACCGTTTTAGTTCTCCAATTGTTCAGAATCCAGTAGAAGATATTCCATCCAGCCTTATCTTCTTTCAAAACTTCTCGTCTCCAAGTTGCTACGTCTCGTGTATCCTCAATATCTTTATAAATAACATCCTTATCATCTTCTGAAATAGCAAAGAATGATTTATATTCTGCTTTAGAATCGATCCATTCTGTATAATTCACATTTTTGAATCCCATTTCAATATATTCGCATTCGGTCATACCAGTACATTCCATCTGAAGTTGCATTTGATGATAATATGCGTCTGGGACTGGTGTTTCATTTGAAAAGATTCGTGAAATAGGACATTTAAATTCGACTAATTTCCCATACCTAAAATCTTCTGGGTCAGGCGTGATAATAATTCCGTCAGGAGATGCGCCTAGAAATGAAATATCGGGATGAGGAACACATGTAATATCAGGGATTTCAATATTTCCTTGAAGGCTACAATATATGTTTTTTGCAATCGGTTCAAATCTAGTACCCCAAACTAACGCTCTAGCTCCAGGACCTTCAGAGAAAGTTCTTGGAACAAGTTTAGACATGATGAGTTCGTGTCTAGCAGATGGACTTGCATCTTTTAATCCTTTCCAAATTTCAGAAGCAGTAAGCATAGAACCGCGTTTTAAATGCCATGCACTCGTTCGTTGATCGTTAATACCATATTCTTTTATTAATTTGGTTACTTTCTGTTGCATCTTATATACTATAACCGTTTTACATGTATACTACTTAAATTTATCAATGCAGCAAATACAGTCACAAGAAGAATGGGTGCTTTATCGCCTCAATAAGTTTTATTCAGCAAATGGTAATCTTCAAAGAGTCAAGGATATTTTAGAAGGAAAGTCAAATCTATCCTTACGATTAATCGATTGGTTTGTAACTAACTATTCTAAGAAGTATAATATTGGTTACACTACTAAGAATCAGAGATATGTTGTTGTTTATTTATCTTACAAGTCACATCTAAAAGCGTACAGTAAGAGAATGTTTGACCCATTTTGTAGGTGGAAGCGTATTCGTTTTCAAGACATAGAAACTACAGTAGGACAATTAAATTTCTTTGAATGGGCAATTACCGATGAAGTATTAGATTATATTGAAAGCCATCGTGAACAAATTCATAATGATATGGAAATCAGACTTAATTCTACAAAAGCAATCACGAATCCTGGAAAGAAAAGACACGAACTTTCTCAGTCTGCTACAAACTCCTTAAAATATCATACTACAAATGTTACCGTTAAATTCGATTAATGTAAAGTGTATTGAATTAGTAAATGTTTTCAATACTAAGAAATAACCTTATTTATACCGATATAAGTCCAGACATTATTGAACACGATCTTGATATTGATAGTGATCTTTGGAATTATGACGGTATAGATGTCTATCGTGGAAGTTTTGACCCGAGATATACGTCCCAAAACTTGCAAGTTTATTGGTTATATGATGATAATTCAAATAGAGTAGGATTAGCTGAACACGAATTAGATGATCCTGAAGTATTTCAAGCACTCTGGTTCAAAGATACTCCATTTGGAACATTGTTTCAAGAAGATGGTTGGAAATCAAAAAACACGACTTTGTGGTCTATGATTTCAAACGAGGCATTTCAAGATTGTTTAGAAGATGAATTTAAAAATGTAAAAGATTGGGCTCTTCAGAGCGGAAAGCTTTTATTAACTCCAGAAATGTTACATTCTCGTCCAAAAATTTATAGTTGTGAAATGTGTGGTAAAAAATCACTCTCTCAACTAAAAACTTGCACTTCTGTACAAGAATCTTTTTTAAATTTTTATGATTTTTCTATTTTGTTTTTAGATGATTCGTTTGTACTTTATGAAGCTCCGAAAGAGTCTAAAGCGCTCCAGCGGCTGTACGACGCTTACGAGCCGGAGCAGCAGGAGTCTGTGACTGAACAGGTTGATCAACCGGAGTCGCAGATCGCTCCTCTTGAACAGGAGTCTCATCTTCAACCTGAGGAGTCTGCTCAGTAAATTCCTCCTCTGGAACATCGTCCTCTGCTGCGAAGATATCGCGAGCAGTGATCTTTGCTCGTGGGAAGACTTGTGCGCTGTTCAAACGCCAAGTGACTCCAAAGCTTCCACCGGCAATCACATAAATCGAACCGGAAATCACCATGTTTACCTCAACTCCCTTTGGGAAGATTGAAACAAGTGATGCTGGAGTAGCGTACACTGGGTTTCGAGATCCGTCTACGATCTCAGTCGAAACCTTGTTATCGTAAACTGGTACCTTGACTCGGAAGCTTGGTGGATACTTTCCATTTGGAACATACTCGCCATCTACCTTGTCTACTGATACACTCACGATCTTCTTGTAGCTATCACGAATAGCCTCCTCAGATCTCTTCTTACCGAACCACTTGACGCTGTTCTCAACAGCTTGTTGGATAACTCTCTCATCCAAATCGATGAGGAAGTTATAGAAGCGTCCAATGTCTCCTTCGGCATCAGAAGCGTGGTCCTTTCCATAAGGATCGCACCCCTTCATCGAACCGATGAGAGTATAACTCGTGGTTCCAGACTCGCCATCGCGAACTAGAATTCCACCAGGGAATGCGATTCTTGGAACAAGAACTTGAAGATTCTGACCTTCATACTTGAAATTGATTCCAGGATTACGACCGGTTTTTGCTTGTCCTACTACGAATGAAACATTGTCTGCCTTAAGATTTCGTACATTAATTGGGAGTGCGTTCATTTTGATTATGTTGTACTCCTATTACTCTTGCTAGCCGTAAATCCGTTTTCAACTAAGATTTCTAGATTTAACAAATGCTTTGCGCTTCTTGTAAGAACGCAACGTCGAATGAACGATGCAGGGCCACCGCCCTCCAAAATTTACAGTTTTGTGGGAAACATGTGAAGGTTAAGAGTCCAAGGTTATGGTCAGTAGTAAATAACGTTCCTCCAAAGGTGACTCTTATTCAAAAAATTTGGAGAGGGTATGCCGTAAGAAATTGGATTAAACATGCTGGTCCAGGATGTCTCAAAAGGTCTCTGTGCCACAACGAAGAAGAACTGGTTAGTCTAGAACCTACGAATAAAATTCGTCCATTTGATTTCTTTAGTTTTGAAGAAAATGGTAAGGTTTGGTGTTTCGATGTGAAGAATTTAGCATCTGTTACATTCTTCAAGAGACACCCAGTGAATCCGTATACGAGACAACCATTAACGTTAGATGTGAGACGTAGATTACGAAGAATGTGTCAGCGAAAAGCTCTTATTGTAAAACCAAATGAACTTATTGGAGCATGGATAAATATATGCCAAATTTTAGAAGAGAATGGATTTGAAGAAGTAGATCCATTTATGTTTGAAACTATGAATAGGATTCAGTTTGCAGTTTTTCTTCAATTACTTAGAGCAGATTTAGAAGCTCTTTCTAGCCAAAGTCCAAGAAACGTAACAAGGGTTAAGTATGTTATGATAGTCAAGCATGTATTGAAAAAATATACACCATTTCCTACTAATTTAGACGCTTCTAGAAAAACGCTCGGACTTTTAAACATTCTTCTTCAAATGCCGAATCCGTACCCCCTATGTTTCGCAATTATGGGGGCCTTGACCAGATTGTGATTTAAACAGGTAAGGTTTATAGTAAGTATACCAACCGCGTTAAAAATGGAAGCAATCAAGACTGTTACTAAAACAAACAAGATGCCAGCCGACAAGAAGACCGTTAAGAAGACCGCCGAGACCGCAGCCCCAACTACTGAAGCTGTAGCCGCCCCTGCCCCTGCCACCAAGTCCCGAAAGACTGCTGCTAAGGCTGAGGTTACCGTTCCAGTTGTTGCCGCCCCAACTCCTGCCTCAACTGAATCTGCACCTGTCTCTACTGAAACCCGAAGCGCCGCAGTTATTCTCGGTGATCTCCAGGAGCACATCAAGGCTCTTGGAACCGAGTATTCAAGCCGTGTTCGTGCTTTGGTTTCTGAGGCTGGAGAGGCTGTTAAGGCACTCAAGCGAGATGCCCGAAGCTCAAAGCAAAGACGTAAGAAGGATCCTTCTACCATGACTGCCGAGGAGAAGGCTGCTTGGGAGGCCCGACGTGCTAACAATGCGTTCTTGAAGCTCCGACCAATCACTGATGAGCTCTGCTCTTTCATGGGAGTCCCAGCCAAGTCTCAAAAGTCTCAGACTGATGTGACCAAGTTCGTCTCCAACTACGTCAAGGCACACAACTGCTATGATCCTAACTTCAAGCGCAGAATCATCCCTGACGCCAAGTTGGGCAAGCT